AATCTTCATGATGTCGCGTCGGGCACTTCCCTTCTTATCATAACGGGAAGCATACTTGAGGATATTGCTGCGACAGAATGCCTCACCATCGCCACACGCTTCAATCAAGTCAAGCGTTTGAATCTTTTGATCACCAGCAGAATAATGCTGGTTGTAAGTACCACGAATGTACTCAAGAAGTTCTTTTACGATTTCTTCTTCGTTGTACTTCCAAGGAGTGCTGGGAGAGTTTTTAATAATATCTTCACTCATATTGAGGTTAAAAGTAATGTGATCTTCTCCCATTCCACCACGGACATGGGATCCAGTAAATTCATTCATCGAATAGGGGTACTCATCCATAACAATAGGTTCATCAAGGTTGTTGGGAATATCAGGGTACATGGAATCCAAGTATTCCTGTATCCAATTATCTTTCATTATATCAGAAAGGAGTATCTTGGTCAATTGGAAACTTTTCTCCAGTAGCAGTCAGATCGAATTCAACGTCCACTTTGTCATAGAGTTCCAAGAATGCTTGTTTTGTTTCATCATCAAATCGTGCAGTACAAACATCAATTGCTTTTGCTTTGTTACCAAAGATGCTGTAGGCACGAATGATGTGAACCAAGCGACGGGTGCTGATGATTTCCTCAATACCACCATCGTAGAAGGTCTTGCGGATGATATCTGCCCAATCAACTAGATGCTTACAGAACTCTTTGTCAACACAACCCAAACTATCTGCAACGTTGTAGATAATTTTCATCTCATTGGCAATACTAGGGTATGCTTGTTCAAAGGTCACAGGGAACCGCTCAAGGAATGCTTCGTTCAGAACATTAGTTCCAATGAATCGTCCGTCATCAGAACCCTTGCCCTTGGTGTTGGCAGTGGCAACAATATTGAAACCTTCGGCAGGAGTCACCCAACGACCAATCTTCTTAAGAAAAACACCTTTACCCTCTAAAATGGACTGAAGGCAGAGGATCTTGTTAGAAGCGAGGTCGATCTCGTCAAGGAGAAGGATTGCTCCTCGCTCAAGTGCTTCGATGACAGGACCGTTATGCCATGCAGTGTTCCCATCAACAAGCCTAAAACCACCGATAAGGTCATCTTCATCAGTCTCAATCGTAATGTTTACACGAATCAGTTCACGACCAAGTTGAGCACATGCTTGCTCCACGGAGAAAGTTTTACCATTACCAGACAGACCAGTGATAAAAGTTGGGTAGAAAATACCAGACTTGATGATCTTCTTCAGATCAGAAAAGTTACCGAACGGGACAAAATTGCAATCTTTTTGTGGAACAAGGTTCAGATTTTCCCGTTCGGTAACATGAATTGCAGGTGCGGCAGAAGGTGCTTGATAGGTTTGCTCTAGTTTTTCTTGCAAAGTCAGATTCCACTTTCCACGACCAACTTTATATTGATCAATCTTTTTAGTAACAGTTTGGTAGTTAGAATCATTCATCGCACACCAAGCACGAATATCACCAGCAGAAATAGATTCTCCGTAAAGAGACTTGAGAGAAGTAACAATATAGTCAGCAGAGAGTGCCATGTGGTGTCGTTTGATTACTTCGTTATTATAGAACAAAAAGGGGGGTCTCAAACCCCCCTTGTGTCACTTGCCTGACCGACCATACTTATATTTCATTGCCTGTAGTAACCAAGCTTGTGATAGGGATTTAGGACCTTCTTGGAGTATCTGAATCACTTTAAGATCTTTCTCAGATGCAATGGCGATTTCTTTCCAGTTTTCTTTCATGCTACCAGAGAAATAAATTCACCAAGAACTTTTTTATTTAGTTTCTTAGTCTTCAAAGATTTGATAAATGCGGATTTAATTTGAGTCTTTGTTGCGTCATCAGAAACTTCAAATTCACTGTCCTGTGAAAGTGCAGTAGATGACATACCGAAGTAAGCATCATAACCAGAGTTCTTAATGCAGAAACTTTTCAATTTTTTCCAGTCAGCAACAACTTTTTGACAGTCTTTGAGATTTTCACCGTGGTTATGATACAAGCGAATAAAGTTGTTTGCATCACGGGAAGACAAAATACGAATACCAATAAAGTTAATTGTTGGAAAGTTATCCTTTAGATTAGTGAGAAGAAGATCAGTAAACTTGTGCCATTCATACTCAACTTTATAAGTTGTCCCCAACTTACGATCCCTCACAAAAGTACTTTCTGGGGTCAGGCGGCGGATACCAATATAAGGTTCAGACTCCAAATTGCGTTGAACTTTAACGTGACGAGTTAGATGATTTGCCTCACCATCAGTCAAAACAATACATTGAACTTTTTGTATCTTGTTTTCCTTCTGAAACTTGGGAAGAATTTGGTGAAGAGAGACCAATGCTTCATTCAGAGGAGTGCCAGACAAACACATACGATTTGGATATGTGTAATTGCAGGAATAGGTATTACCAAAGCAAAGTGCAAGTCGCCAGATGTTAAGCATTTGTCGCTCAAGTTCTTTGGAAGAAACTTTGCTAGTAAGAATGTTCATCATAGAGAAAGTTTCATCCACAGAAAGCAAATTCTCTTTCTTTTCATAATGAGGAGAGCGATCTGCCGAGAGATGCTGATGCGTTTCAAAATCATATGTGCAACGACGCCATTCATTCGTAAATGCATAGACTTCAAATGGAATGGAAACTTTTCTGCAGAACCAGATCAGATTAAAAAGTTGTTTGCAAGTGTCCGTCAAAACATTGGACATCGAACCACTCCAGTCCAACACAAATACCAATCCGTGGTTTTTGCCATCAGCAAGAGTAGTGACCTTCTTAAAGAGGTCTTCGTTGTACTTGTAGGTGTGGAGTTTGGAGCAATCCAATACACCAGTGCGGGAAGTAGTAGCACGAGCATAGGAGTCTGCTGCCTTACGGCACTCAAACTCTTTGACCAGATAGTTTACTTCTTTCTGTGCGGAAATTTTAAATTCTTTGAACTGTTGATCAGAAACTCCAAACAAATTAATTGAAGTAAAATTCTTTTCTTGTGCAGTAAGATTATGCCTGTCCTGTTGATTAGCAAAGCATGAATCAATTTCTTCATGCACTTCTTTGTTTGAAGCAATGACGGTTTCCAAATTTACTTTCGGAATCTCAACATAAACATTTTCATATCCATCCATGCTAACAAGATCACGGATCTTATCTTCCAAGGAATCTGCAGTGCGAACTTCCACATTGCCATCCTCATCTGTAGAAGATTGTGGTGTGGATTGGTTGTCTAAAGTGCTGCCACCAGAATTCGACTCACCAGATTGTTCTTGCTTATCTTCACTATCACCCTCCCCTTCTTCTGGGGTAGACTGCTCCATAGTTTCATCAGCGGAAGAAGTAGAACCACTTTGTTGCTGATGAGCATCAATGTCAGCAATCTTTTGTTCTTTTTCTTTTTCTTTCTTACAATATTTGTATAGTTCTTCAGCAGCGATCAAAGAATCTGCAAAAGTTTCAGTTGCAGCAATCAAATTAATAATTTCTGTTTCTTCCCCACTCTCAATAGGAATATTCACATAATTACCAACTTTAAACCAGAGATTTGCGCGGTCGGCAAGATTGAAAGTAGAAATATCATCATCAGCAATTTGAAAGAAGTCATCATCATTCAATTCTTTGTATCCGTTGAAGAATGTCTTCGCAAGTCCAGCATACTTACGTTTCATTAGTTTCTCAATGCGAGCATCTTCAACTACATTCACAAACTGTTGAGGAACTTTTGTTTTCTCCAACCAATTCTCATCTGGGGTAAAGAGTGCATGACCCACTTCATGTCCCACCAGAAGGTCATAAACGGTGTTGCTTGCCTTCTCCCACATAGGCAGGGTCAACACACGGGTGTGGACATTGAAACATGCAGTGGAGACCTTCTTGTGCTCAACCACCAGGTCCTCAGTGGCAAGCAGTTTAGCGAGTTGGGACTTGATTTCGTGGCGAACAGACATTGATTTCCTTTCGTATGAACCCATAATACGACGAAACCTCCCGTTTCTGAGAGGTCATGTGTTGCTTTTTAAATTGGGCCAACCGTGCCTTTGCTTGTCGGAGTGCTTGCGGTTTCAGTTTTCGCTTCTGCTCCTTCTTACTGTGGTGTTGCCAGTTCGGGATAGAGTTGCTCAATGTCCTTGCTGCAAAGTTTCCTTATATTATCTAGCAGTTTGGGAGTCCTTGTCAACTTATTTGACTCATCGTAGGGCAGTTTTTTGTATGGCACATCCCGTGACTTGAAAGGAACTCCAAGTATTTCAGAAATCCATTGAGAAAAGTCTTCACCAAAACCAGATTCAAATTTCCAAACATGGGTCTTATCACTTAAGAAGTCAAGTTGAGAACGATACCAATTTACTGCTTCCGTAAGAGGAAAATTTTCAAGCATTTGGAAAAAATAAAGTTCATCTTCCATTAACTCCTGGATATCTTCTCCGTACATTCTTTTTAGAAAACTAGAAGCACCAAAGAATCTATCGATTGGATTTCTAATAATTGCAATGTGAGGAATTCCTTCTACATCCAAATACTTTTCATAAAGTTCTCTATGAAAATGAAGAACTTCAATTCCTTCAATACTACCATTAGCATCATGTTCTAACTTAAATCCGTTCTCATTCAAGTTAGATTGAAAAAACCTTCCTGCAGTTCTGGGAATATGGACAAATAAAAATCTTGTCCCAGTATCTTTGTGTTTATATACTGGCATCAACCAACCATCCTACTAAAACCTTTCACTTTTTCAAACTTGATTACATTTTCAAACTTATCTTCCATTCCTGTCTTGTGGGAGATAACAAAAATATTTGCATCCTTCACAACATAGCGAATGATTTTAAGGAACTCATCGGTTCCTTGACTATCCAATGAACTATCAAAGATTTCATCCAGGATCATCAAGTTTGTTGAGACTGAATTCTTAAACTTGGCAACCTCTCTCCAAGTAAAAAGAAGTGCCAAGTCGATTCTTTGTTTTTCTCCTTCACTAAAAGAACTATAAGAAAAATCTTCGTGGATAGGAGATTGGACGGTTTCGTTAAACTCCTCATCAAGAGTAAAGTTAATGTAGAAATCCATCATCTGAAGATAACGGTTTACTTGCTGATTTATCAGCGGTAGGTACTTCTTGATGATTTTAGTTTTAACCCCACCGTCCTTGAGTAGACTATAAGTAAAATCGTAGTATTTAATTTGGTCTTTTTGAGAGACTAATTCGTCATAAGTTTTTTGGAGATCTTGGTTAAAGGTTTCTAACTTCTCATGCTCAGTATTTCTGTTTGCAAGGTTCTCGGCAATAGTTTGAATTTCATATTCAAGATTTGAGATTTGTTTTCTACACCCAGAAATCTTAATGTTGTTTTGAGAAATGCCATTCGTTTGTTTTGAAATCCCCTTAGAAAGAGCAGTGAATTGACGCTCTCGCTCTTCTTCCTCTTTAATTGCCTCCTCCAGTTCTTTGTAACCAGATTGCAACTCTTTTGCTTTATTTTGAGCGTCGGTAATTTTATTTATTCTAAAGTCCTCTTCAATAGACTGCGTACATGTAGGGCAGACCGTATTCTCTGTAAAGAACTTATGCTCTTTAGTAATTGTAGATACTTTTTGGGAGATCTTTCCTTTAAGGTTTCCTAACTTACGGAGTTTATCAGATGCGCCAAGATACTGTTCCAGTTCACTCTGAAGTGAATTTAAGTTCTCTTGGATAAGTACATTCTCCTCCATATAATCACCAATTTCTTTATCCAAGTTGGTAATCTTTTCTTTATTGGCATTTATATTGGCATTACCACGATTCTCCAACTCCTCAATAAAGTTCTTTTGCATTTGAACTTTTTCATTAAGGTTCTCTTTTTTGAGTTCTAAAACTTTAGTAACTTCTCTACTCTGACGGATTTTTTCTTTAATAATAGTATTCATTGAGGAGAAGATCTTAATATCCAACAGATCTTCAATCACCTCTCTGCGATTCGCTGCAGAAAGTTGCATAAATGGAACAAAAGTGCTACTACCCAAAATCACAATTTGAGTGAAAGACTTATAGTTCATCTTCAAAACATTTTGCTCTAACCACTTCTGCTGATCCAGTGCAGCTGCAGATTGATCAAGTGCGGATCCATTCCTCCAAATTTCAAAAAGGTTTGGTTTAATTCCACGAATAACTTTCCAATCAGTAGATCCAATAGAAAACTCAACTTCAACTCTACAATCTCTTTCATTAGTAGAGTTTGGAAGTTGTGGTTTGTTGATCTTACGAAATGGTTTTCCAAACAAAGCAAAAGTCAGAGCATCAAGCACTGTACTTTTACCTGCACCATTTCCACCAGCAATCAAAGTTGTGGAATCTTTTTGTAAATTAATTTCCGTAAATTGATTGCCAGTAGAAAGAAAATTTTTCCAACGGATTTTTTCAAATAAGATCATGTCTCTCAATTGCTGGTGGAATTACAATATCATTCGGAGTAATAACAGTATACTCATATCCATGAGATTCGCAAACGTGAACCATCATTTCATCATCGACTTCTATGACATGCATTTCTGGGTAGTTCCCATCTTCTTCTAACATCATAGCATATCGTGTTGCATCATCTTCATCTTCAAAGAGATACAAAATTTGTTCACCCTCTTCATTTTTAACAGAATATGCTCCCTCGTCCTCCTTTCCAAGTATTGTTAGAATAAACATTAGACCATCTCACATGCTTCCTGATAGATTTCTTGGATCATCCTTTGAATCGTGGACTTTTCAAGGTCAATCTCAGATTCCTCAATATATCTATTCAGTATAGAGAGCGTGTCTTCTGATTCAAATGCTTCGAACTCTTCACTTTCTTGGAATTGAAAGTTTTCAACAACTTTTAATTCATAAACATTTGAACTGTAAAGTTTATCAATAAATTTTTCAAACTTTTTTGGATCTGTTTTCTTACGAACAATTACTTTTACAATTTTATTTTCGTAATCTCTGGTATCAAGTGTTTGATAGTTGGTGTCTTCATAGTAAATGTTGTAAAACATTCGATATGGATTATTGATAGAAACCTTTTCTAGGGTATCAGTATCAAAAATAGTAAAACCCCTTGGATCATTCACATCATTCCAGAACATCTCATAAGGATTTCCTAGGTAGAAGATTTTGCCATTGTCCGATCGAGTGTGATAGTGTCCCGAGAAGACATGGGAGAACTTCTCAAATAGTTCGCAGTCCATACCGTCTTCCATGACGTGCCCGCGATGAGCTCTGAATCCGTTG